TTTATCGTAGAAAACATGAAGAAAGAAAAACTAAAAATTAAGCGAGAAATTGAGGTGCTGCAAAAGCAGTTCGATAAATAATTATGCTACACAACGGTAGCAAACTTAAATTATATCCGTGTAAGGAAGGAGAAGTATATGTCATTCAATAAAACTAAGTGCGACCCTGATCTAGGACGTCGCGTTCACGAACACCTTGTTAAGATGGGTGTTGAAACCCCCACAGTAGATAACGGCGTTGATCGCAAAGATAAGATTGAAATTATCGAGCGGCACTTTACAGAGATTATGAAGACCATGGGGCTCGATCTCACAGACGACAGTCTTATCGAAACCCCCAAGCGTGTTGCAAAGATGTATGTCAATGAAATCTTCTGGGGATTAGACTACGATGCGTTCCCCAAGTGTACCACAGTTGACAACAAGATGAAGTATGATGAGATGGTTGTCGAGCGTGAAGTTAACGTGCAGAGCAACTGCGAACATCACTTTGTGGTCATCGACGGCAAGGCTACTGTTGGTTATATCCCCAAGCAAAAAGTATTAGGTCTTTCAAAGATCAATCGTATCGTAGAATATTTCAGCAAGCGTCCTCAGATTCAAGAGCGCCTCACTGAACAAGTATATCATGCACTAAGCTATATTCTAGAAACAGAAAACGTAGCGGTAGTCATCGATGCACAGCATTATTGCGTTAAAAGTAGAGGGGTCGAAGATGTTGGCTCTAGCACAGTTACCAGTAAGCTCGGAGGTTGCTTCAAGAGCGATCCGGCGGTTCGTGCAGAGTTCATGAACATCGTCAACAAAGGCTGTAAGTAATGTACAGCTCATTTGATCGTACGGCGGTTGTTGAGTGCATCGACAACGGCAATACTGTTGAAGCCGATGTAATTACCTTTGTAGAAGGCAAGTATCTTACTGTAGCACTAAACACAGTAAGAGTTAACTTGCAATTCAACGAACGGTACAAGATTTACATCGGCTCAATGAGTGGTCTCGAATTTCAGAGCCCAGGCCCAAAACTTTTAGGAAAATATCGATGACAATTTCAAATCGAGGTCCTCGAAATATTTTAGTATTAGATCGAACAGGCGTACAAGTCACTGACGTGTGTGATGCTATTGCTGAATATAAGGATATTACATGGGTTACGCAGCGATACCCTGTTACAGTAGATGAAATTTTTGAATGTATAGACGCATTTGTTGATTTAGCAAAGCCCAGCAAACGAGATAAGTTAGAACTAGATTTCGTTGATGACCCTAAAGAAGCTGATGTTGATTTAGATGTTCAAGCAACTGCAATTACAGATAGAATTTATTTTCTGATTATATCTTATGCTAAGTCAATCCTACAAGACTGCGACTCAATTGACGACTTGTTTAGGTTTGGCTTAGAATTAATTATTGTAGATTGTCTCGAAGAAGTTGAAAAAGGCAGTCGTGATTTTGAAAACTCAGAAGTACATTATATTGTTTTCACTGCACTAGAAAAAATGCATAAAAAGTATAACAAAGAGATTAACTACACAAACTTCACAATGAGCCCAGATCTCGAAAGGTTACTAAAGCATGGCAAACCTCAAGTACAGTGAAATTTTTTATAGCGCACAGGGTGAGGGCGCATATGTAGGCATCCCAAGTCTATGGTTGCGCTTCTTTATGTGCAATTTACAATGTAATGGCTTTGGTCAAAAGGATCCAACTGATCCTAAAACCTACGAGCTTCCATATGAGACTGTTGATATAAGCGGCATTAATCGTGTTGAAGATTTGCCTGTGTTTGAAAAAGGCTGCGATAGCAGTTACACATGGAGCAAGAGATTCAAGCACCTAATGACTGATAGAACAGTTGAAAATGCAGTTGATGATCTTACTGCATTACTTCCCGGCGGAAGGTTTCAACATCCAAAGAGCAAGCAGTGGTCACACATGGTCTTTACTGGTGGCGAGCCCATGCTTAAGAAGTCGCAGGAAGGCATTGTTGCTATTATCAATGAGTTTGCTAATAGAGGTAATGCGCCGCGTAATATTACAGTTGAAACTAATGGTACTCAACCTTTGACTCCTGAGTTTGAGGAATGGCTCGCTAATAAGTTTTTGTTTAGCAGCGAGTTTGGTGGCATTGTACCAGATGAATATGGCCCAACAGAATGGTTCTGGAGTATTAGTCCGAAGTTATGGAGTACCGCTGGCGAAAAGGCCAAAAGAGCAATCTGCCCTGACGTAGTGGGCAGCTATGCTAAACTATCAGATCGAGGACAACTAAAGTTCGTTGTTAATGGTAGCGAAGCTAGTTGGAAGGAAGTAGAAGAAAATGTTGATCGCTTTAGGCAAGCTGGTTGTAATTTTCCTGTTTACATTATGGGTGTTGGTGGCACTTTGGAAGGCCTCAAAGTAACTGAAGCAATGATTGCAGATGAAGCAATTCAGCGGGGATACAATTACACTAGTAGGGTACATGTACACATCTATGGAAACGCAATTGGAAAATAAAAAATACATTATCGTTGAAAATGTATTATCCGATAAGGCTTTAAATATCTTAAAGCCTTATGCCCAACTGTTGCCAACTGATAAGAGTAGCTACAATGTTTGGCCAGCTGAATCAACTAATAATAATACTATAGCAGAATGCTTTACTTGTGATGTTTTAGGGAAAGATCGTTTAGAAATTATTAATGAACTTTACAGTAATGACAAGTTGCCCTGCTATAATAAAAACTGGTTGAGGAATTGTGATATAGCAATTCAAAAGATTCCGCCTGGTGGTTCAATTCCTAAACATCGAGATCATTGTATTTTTAGTTTAACTGTCTTTCTTTCCACAGTTACAGGCGGTGAGTTTAAATGGTGGGACGGAGAAACAACGTATAAGATAGCACCTGAAATTAATAAAGGTGTGATTTGCTGCTACGATGAATATGCTATAGGTGCAGCTCACGAGGTGTGTGAAGTTATAAAAGGTGTTAGATTCACACTACAGTTGTTTGTATTTGATAAAAAGAGTAAAGCATCTGAAGAAAATTCAGTTGTTTGGTATATGGAGGAAAAATGAAAAAGAAAAGATTAATCCCATTTAATTGGCTACCAGCCAGTTGGGGGCTTGTAGGAAAAACTCGAGCCATCGCTGAAGCAGAATATTACTATGAAGGTAATGAGCTAGAAGATAAACTTGCAGAAATTAATTCCGAGTCAAACGAGGACGCAGAAATTGCAAAACTAGACTTAAAGCTAAAGCGGGAAGAAATCAGCCAATCAGCATATGATAAAAAGATTGCTGACATCAAAAAAGAACCTTACATCAATGTTCTAAAAATGGGCATCAACCCTGTTAACGCACAAGCAGGTTACATTGAGCTTGATTGGAATGACGAGTTCGTTAAAATGCTACAGGAGAATGGCTACGAAGGTCGTAGTGATGAGGATATAGTAAACAAATGGTTCAATGGTGTTTGTAGAACTATTTTAGCCAACGAAGTTGCAGATCAAGATTACGGTTTACAACAATCAGATAGAACAGCAAGTGCAAGACCCGATGTCGAACGTAGAAGTAACAGCAAAGACTAAACTAGTGCAATTAATGCAGGCAGTACAGCCTGTTATTGATGCTAAGATCGCAGAAATGCAACCTAGTGAAATTGATTTTATTCTAAAAAACTATCGTAAGTTTTTAAAAATAGATTTAGAAAGAGACTTTCAAAAAGTCAAAGCATCTGCGCCAATTGGCGGTGGTTTAGAAGATATCCTCAAGGACTTCAATTCTAATTAAATTTATAAAACCATTGACAAAAACAAATTATTCAAGTATAATTAGATTATACAATTGCTAAGGACTATATATGGCAACTTACATTCTAGTAGATAGTTTGAACATGTTTATGCGAGCCAAGCACGTTGGTGGTGGCAAGGATATTGACATGCGAGTAGGCATGGCTATGCATATTATGTTTAACAGCGTTAAGAAAGCATGGCGAGATTTTAACGGCAGTCATGTAGTATTCTGCTTAGAAGGGCGTAGTTGGCGTAAAGATTTCTATCCTCCATACAAGGCTAATCGCAAGGTTGTTGCAAACAAGCGTACACCTAAAGAGATCGAAGACGACGAACTGTTCTTTGAAGCATATGACGATATGGTTAAGTTCTTTGATGAACGCACAAACTGTAGTGTTATTCGCTGCCCTACAGCAGAAGCTGACGACCTTATTGCAACTTGGATTCAAACGCATCCAAATGATGAGCATATTATTGTTAGCACAGACAGTGACTTTTATCAGCTACTAGCACATAATGTAAAGCAGTACAACGGCACTACAGAAGAAATAGTTTCCGTTGATGGTGTTATTAATGCTAAGACTGGAAAGACAGTTATAGATAAGAAAACAGGTAAGCCCAAAGAAGTAGGCGATCCTGCATTTATCCTATTTGAAAAATGTGTTCGTGGTGATCCTACTGACAACGTATTCAGCGCCTTTCCTGGTGCGCGACTAAAAGGTAGTAAGAATAAAACTGGCATTACAGAAGCGTTTGAAGATCGTGAACGTGGTGGCTTCAATTATAATAACTTTATGCTACAGCGTTGGGTGGACCATGAAGAAGTAGAACATCGTGTACGCGACGACTATGAACGCAATCGTACACTAATTGATCTTACTGCACAGCCCGATGATATTAAAGATGCATGTCGTACAATTGTACGCAATGCTGTCAATAAGCCGCAGGTTAGCAACGTTGGTATCTACTTTATGAAGTTCTGTGCTAAGTGGGACTTGCAACGACTAAGTGAAAGTGCAGGCGACTTTGGCGAGATTCTAAACGCAGGTATCAAAGAAGTGGGCATGGTTGAAGCATAATGAATGCTGACTATATAATTCTACTAGCATTAGAAAATGAAGCACCTGGTTTAATCGGTAAGCCGGGTGTATTCTTCACTGGTGTAGGTAAAGTAAATGCTGCTATTGTTGCTGCAACCTTAATTGAGAGATACAATCCTAAGCGTGTCTTTAACTTTGGTACTGCTGGTGGCATAGGCCTAGAGCATGGTAAAATTTATAAGTGTACACACTTTAGTCAACGTGACGTTATATTAGGTGGTTGTATTGTCGGTCCTCAAGCAGAAGTACTACACGCACCCGTTGTTTTGAATAACGATGATGGAGTACGGTTAAGTACAGGAGATAATTTTGTAACTGACACTCATAACATTAGTGCTGATATGGTTGACATGGAAGCATTTAGTATTGCTAAAGCATGTGAGGTTGCAGGCGTAGAATTTATCTGCTATAAGTATATCAGTGATATGGCGGATGAAAATGCTGCTGATCATTTTGTAGATAGTGTCCACAAGGGTGAGGAACACTACATTGAAATACTACAACGTTACGGCATTGAACTTTGAAATACACTGAGTCTGAAAAAGCATTTTGGATTTTAGAGAACGGAGAGCCGGATCATGTATGGCTGTTTGAAAGAAACGGCGATATAATTTATCGTAGAGCTGCTCTAGGTCCAAGCGGAAAACTTGCCCCTTGGATACCAAAAGAGCGAGAAGAAATTACTAATAAAACAGTAGAGGAATTAAGCGATGAACACAAATTCTGATCAACCTCATCCATTTGATAGCGAAAAGGCTCGCGTTTGGATTAGAGATATGCTAAAGTCTGGTCCTGGTACTGTTACATTTTTAAAGAAGAACGGTGAAGAAAGAAAAATGTTATGTACATTAGATGAAAGTCTTATTCCCATAGAGCATTTACCAAAGCCCTTAGCTGAAGGGCAGGAACCACGTAAGCGCAGTGATGATAGCCTTAGTGTTTGGGATCTAAATGCTAACGGTTGGCGCAGTTTTATCTATAGAAATGTACTTAATTTTAGCTTTACAATAGGCGATGATCAATCAGATAGAGTTGAGGGTTACGAAGCACCTCCTAAATTTGACTGACATAAATATATTACACAAGGAAAAACACAATGAATGACAACACACCAAAAACAATGCTACAACAAATTTCTGATGTTGCATGGTTGGTACATCAGGGAAATCAAAAACTTGGCATTCTAAATAAAAGTGCCCAGGAAAAGTTTACATATATTACTGGTAAGGATTTAGTAAACTTTCAGGATGATCATGAAGTAGAAGAATACTTTGGTAATTCAACTTTATTTAAGAAGCAGATTACATCAGCTGCAATCAAGCCTGATTCATATTACATCAAAGGCTACGAAGTAGATTACGAAACACCATTTGCACTAGATGAAGGTCATCCAGACTATCGCGACGATATCCCTCTTTACACTAAAATTGAAGGAAGCGATGTATACTATGCAGCAGGATATTATTGTATCAACTTTGGCAAAGGCTGGAAACAATCAAGAGGTCCTAAGTTAACTACACTTTTACGCTACGGATACGAAGGTCCGTTTAAGTCTGAGCTAGAAATGCGACAGCAACTAAAGCGACTTAATAAAGAAAAGCGTAACAATGACAGAACTTGAAAAGTTAATCTGGCATTTAGAAAAGTTACAAAAATCAAAATCTAAGAGTGTAACTCTAGATATCAGTTATCTGTTGGGTATTTTAAACACAATACCGCTGCAAAAAGTAACAGTAACCAAAAATGAATCGTTAGTACAGCAGGTAAATGTTGATGGCGGAAGATTTAAAGAATAAGCCAGAGCGGTACAATAAAATCTATCGGCATCAGTGGCGTACTTCAGTGTATGCCCTGCCCCAAATGGTTTGGCAAAAACTAGATAAAATTTGTACCAAGGACTGGGGCTATCACTTTATACCCCATGCTGTCATGGATTATTCTAGGCCAAATTGGTACGAAGATCAGACATTATACCTTACTTTTCAGGATTACGACGACTTAATTAATGCTAAACTAAGTATAGACCTTAAAAATTAAAAGGTGTTTTTATAGGCAATATTGATAAATATATGTGTACAGGAGACACATATATGAGTAGACCAAAGCCAGAGATTTTGCTAGAAGCAATTAATAAGAATACCTATAATGCAGAGCAAGTACTTAGTGCAGATGCGATCTATAGCGTTTTCTTTAAGGACGCTCCTATTAATCTACGCACACTAAATACATTAGTGAGCTATCCCGGCCCAAAATATAAGAAGGTCTCCTTTAGTAATCCCGGTCACGCATTTAACCTTGCTGAACGCCTGAACAAGATTTTCTCCACCGATGGGTTTAAAGTAGTAAAACTCACGCAAGGCGAGGTTGTAAATGAGGCAGATATCGATTGAAAGTATCCACGCTAAACTAGTTAGCGAGCTTGAAAAAGATATAATCTTATATACGTCTAAGAGATTGGGACACGAGCCCAAGTTTACCAAAGACGAAATTCACCGACTTATTTTTGCAAATTATCGCTTAGTTGCGGGCGAGCCCGTTGGGATAAGGTTAACCTCCTTTGGTAATGCTCTACTATCAAAAAGGTATGATCATTACAAATACAAATTTTCTGATTTACCTAATAATAAAGCTGTTATAGTACTTGACAAAATCATGGAATGGCCTTATTATTTAGGTAAGAGTACGGTAACATTCTACAATGAAAATGATGCCGCTTGGTTTAGATTAAATGGAAATGATATTAATAGTTATATAGAAATGTTGTAAAGATATGGACACTCTGTTATTAAATAAAGATGCATCACCTATCAGTATTCTGCCATTAAGTGCAGTAGGCTGGCAGGAAGCTATCAAGTATATTTGGCTTGATCGTGTGCATGTTCTCGAATGGTATGACGATTGGGTTGTAAGAAGCCCAAGCTGGGAAACTCGTGTACCTGCTGTTATGATGGTTAAAGACTATGTGAAAGCAAAGAAGTACCCTCGTTTCAGTAAGTATAACGTTACATTGCGAGATCACTTTGAGTGCCAATACTGCGGTACTTCAGTGACATCTAGTACCGTTACAATGGACCATGTTATGCCTATTAGTTTGGGTGGTAAAACTAATTGGGAAAATATTGTAGCAGCATGTCCGCCATGCAACCTTAAAAAAGGTAGCAGTCTGATACGACCAAAGAGGGAGCCGTATAAGCCAAGTTATTACGAACTAGCAAACATTCGTAAGAGCCTACCTTTTGATATCCGGCACCCAAGTTGGAAGGATTACTTAGCGTGAATAACGATAATGATGACAATGTTGTTTCTTTTCCTATTGAAGAAAGACGCAAAAAAATAGAAACTGAACAAAAGGCCAAAGAGCAGACCAAACCTGCCTTTGGTCAGTTTGGTTCCTTTAGTTACTCGTTTGATCCAAACATCACTGTAACATTTAGCAACTTTGATAAAAAAGAATCAGATACATTTACTCTCAAAAAAGAAACATTCTTTAACCAAACCTTTCCAAGTGACCTTGGTGTAAACTATAATACCATGTCCGAAACAACGGACAATGATAGACTTTTCAAGTTTATGGATATGTGTAATCATATTCAAAAAAGAGCTACTATACATTATTCAAATAATAACGAAACTCTTTTTAATCACATGGAAGCTCTATTAGAGCAATTAGTCCAGATTTCAAATTTAAACAAAAAAAGTTAAAAAAACCAGTTGACAAGTTACTATAACGGTGCTAATATAGTGTTATGTTAGCGTAAATGCTAGCAGGCTAGAAAGAATACCCTTCCTAGCAATATGTTAACTAAAGAAAAGGTGAAATATGACTAAGGTAATGACAAAGGAAGATCGCGTTCTTAAGGCGCTTCGCACTAACGATCGTGGTTTGACCGCTGCTCAGATTGAGGCTCAGTTTGGCGTTGGTAATGCTCGCTCAACTGTTTCAGCACTTCGCATGAAGGGCTTCCCAATCTACGCAAATCAGCACACTGATACAAAGGGTCGTACTAAGACTTTCTATCGTCTCGGTACCCCAAGCCGTGCTGTTATCGCTGCTGGCTACAAGGCCCTAGCAGCCGGCCTCGTTTAATTCTCCATTAAACGGCTATGAAAATAGGGGCAGAAATGCCCCTATTTTTTTGTCTTTAAAAATCAATAACTTATATCGCCGCTAAGTTGTTGTTTTTCAACAACATTTTTTCGGCAAAAAAAGGTTGACCTTTAGGGAAAAGAAGGTATACTAATAATGTAGGTTGAGAAATAAGGAGTTTGAAATGGCGTACATGAATCAGGAAAAGAAAGCGAAGATTGCAGCCCGCATCAAGCCTATCCTTAAGAAGTATGGCATGAAGGGTTCTCTCGCTGTTCGTAATCATAGCACGATCGTACTAAACCTCAAAAGCGGCAAGATTGACTTTGGTGGTGATAACATCGACGTCAACCCGTATTGGTTTCACGAGCACTTTGAAGGCAAGGCTAAGAAGTTTCTTACCGAGGCGTTTGCTGCTCTTAAGAGCGCAGACTGGTATGATGAAACCAACGCTCAGATCGACTACTTCAACACCGCTTATTATGTAGACATCAACGTTGGTAAGTGGAATAAACCTTACCAGCTCGTTGCATAAAAAGGTTGACAGCATCCCTAAAGATGCTATTATATAAATGTAGGTTGAGAAATAAGGAGTTCAAAATGACTATTTCAATTCAAGACGTGAATACCGCAATTATGTTTGGTGACTTTACCGACGAGCAGTTGCGCTCGATTGGTTCAGCAATCACTTACCGACGCAATCAGATCCTTAGCCAGAACAAGCGCCAGCTCGCTGTTGGTAGCCAGGTTAAGTTTACCGGCCGGGGAGGTCGTACTGTAATTGGCAGCGTCCAGAAAATTAACCGCAAGTTTATCATCGTGCGCGAACAGCCCAACAGCAATAGCATGTTTGGTACCAATTGGCGGGTTCCCGGAAATATGTTGGAACTGGTATAAAAACCGGTTGACATATTAGCACATGGTGCTATTATAAGAGTATAGGTTAGTTAGTTAGAAAGGTAGGTTTGTTATGGATACTCTTAGTGTTAAGGCGTCGCAGGTGCAGTCAATCGCACTTCGCGCAATGAAGGCTCGTCGTCCTCTGTTTATTTGGGGTCCTCCGGGCATTGGTAAGTCCGAACTAGTTCAGGGCATTTCAGACAGTGGTGCATTGGGTCGTTCGTGTGTGCTAGACCTTCGTCTTGCACTTCTCGAACCCACTGACTTGCGTGGTTATCCGTTCCGTAATCCGGAAACGAATACAATGGATTGGGCGCCTCCGGCAGACCTTCCAACCGCAGAGTTCGCTGCACAGTATGATACTGTAATCCTTTTCCTAGACGAGCTTAACTCTGCTCCGCCTAGCGTACAGGCAGCGGCTTATCAGCTTGTACTGAACCGTCGAATTGGTCAGTATGTTCTTCCTAAGAATGTTGTAATTGTTGCAGCAGGTAACCGCGAAACTGACCGCGGTGTTACTTATCGTATGCCTGCTCCGCTGGCAAACCGCTTCCGTCACATTAACATGGCAGTGGACTTTGGTGACTGGCAGAAGTGGGCACTGAAGAATGGTATCCACCCGGACGTGCTTGGTTACCTTTCGTACTCAAAGGCAGACTTGTTTGACTTTGATCCTAAGACTAGTTCCCAGGCATTTGCTACTCCGCGTTCATGGTCGTATGTTAGCGAAATGCTTTCCCAGGATGGCTTTGAAACTTCAGACATCTTTGAACAAAAGGCTGAAGTTGCTGGTGCAGTTGGTGAGGGTATGGCAGGTAAGTTTATTGAACACCGTCGTATTGCTAGCCACTTGCCTAAGCCGGAAGACGTACTATCGGGTAAGGTTACCAAGCTCGACAATAAGTTGAGTCAGGAAATTTCCGCTAAGTACTCGCTGGTAGTTGGACTTACTTACGAGATCAACCAGTACTATCAGGATCACGGTACAAAGGATGACTTCAAGAGCATGTTCAACAATGCTGTTAAGTTCTCCTACGAAAACTTTGAACCTGAAATGGTTGTACTGTTCTTTAAGACCATTATGACCGACTACGGTATCAAGTTCAATATCCGTACTGATCTTAATCAGGATCTGTACAAGGTATTCAGCGAGCGTTACACCAAGTACATCGTTTAACCAGTTGAAGGACTTGAGAACCTACCTACCTTGTTACTCCCTACGCTCAAGTCCATCAAAGATGCCCCGTCGAAAGGCGGGGCATCACCTTTTCCGATAAGTAAAATAGTGGTTGACACTATTCCTATAGATGTTATACTGTATAAGTAGGATAAGAAATAAGGGTAAAACTCATGTCTAATACGAGTTCAGATACAGACGTTAAGAAGCGGGCAATTAAGACTAATCGCCCAATTAAGGAGACTACTAAGAGCTCTGCCTTAATTGAAGATGCGCTGATCAAGGCGCGAATTAAGATGCTTATCAACGCACCGTTCTTTGGTAACCTTGCTACTCGTTTGCGATTCAAAGACGCAACTGACTGGCTTCCCACTATTGCTACAGACGGTCGCTACTTCTACTATAACCGAAATTTTGTTGATGCGCTGACCGATGAAGAACTTGTGTTCGGTATGGGACACGAAGTTCTCCATTGCGTTTATGACCACATGGACAAGAAGCGTCTCGGTAATCGCGATCCTCGGCTTTGGAACATCGCTAACGACTATGTTATTAACAATGACCTAGTTGAAGCACAGATCGGTGAGAAGATTACGCTGGTTGAGATTTGCTACGATTGGAAGTATCGCGGTAAGATTTCCGAAGAGATCTACGATGATCTATTCAAGCAGGCAGAGAAGGAAGGTCGTGTTATTAACATTGACACCTTTGACGACCACTTGTATCGTGATGATGAAGGCGACGATGAAGGCGCCGGTGGTGAAGGTGGTGAAGGTAACGACGGCTCTAAGGGTCCTGTACGCTACACTAAGGCCGAGAAGGATCAGATCAAGCAAGAGTTTCGTAATGCTGTTATCCAGGCTGCTAAGGTTGCAGGTGCTGGTAATACTCCGGCAGGTGTTCGTCGTTTGCTCAAGGACTTGCTGAACCCGCAGTTGGATTGGCGTGAGCTACTTGCTATGCAGATCCAAAGTGTTATTAAGAGCAATTACACTTATCTGCGTCCGAGTCGTAAGGGCCTCGACGCTGGCTTTTACTTGCCTGGTATGGATCGTGAGACTACTATTGACGTTGCGATTTGTATTGACATGTCGGGTTCAATCACTGATGAAATGGGCACTGACTTCCTTAGCGAAGTAAAGGGCATTATGGATCAGTATACCGATTACAAGATCCACTTGTGGTGTTTTGACACGCAGATTTATAATCCGATCACTATCACTGCGGACACATCAAATGACTTCCTCACTTACGAGCTTGCCGGGGGTGGTGGTACTGACTTTGATATCAACTTCACTTACATGAAGGAGAACGGTATCGAGCCTAAGAAGTTCATCATGTTTACTGACGGTTATCCGTGGGGTTCATGGGGTGACGAAACATATTGCGATACGCTGTTTATTGTACACGGCGGACGCGATGAAAAGGTTCCAGAAGCACCGTTTGGTATCACAGTACCGTATACTAGCAAGTCAAAGTAATGTCTATAGAGATCTATTTAGATGATGGCGATGGAGTAAGTTTTCAAGAAGCGGCTGATTGGGCCGCTTCTAACTGCCCTAGTTATCTAAATGTATCTATTACTGATGTAAGTGACTTGAGCTATTTTGCAGACGAGATAGCGGTGTATAAGTTTACCAATAGTGCCGATGCGGCAATGTTTACATTACGTTGGAAGGGCTCATAAATGGCATATAGAGTTGATACTAGGAAACTAGATAGTTTGGAATTTAATATGTTGAGCGGCACCGAGGGTGCCGTTCGCATGATACGCAACCGCGCGAAATTCATTGACATTGACGTTGAGCTATACGAAAACATTCTTGACTATTTAGATAGTCATGCAATTGATCAATACCATGTACGCAGGGACAATGAACATCACGTGGTTATCTATTTTGAAAGCCCTATAGATAAAGAAAATATTCTTTCATTTCTTAACCAAAATATATCGTAATTAGTTAAACTGTCTGTTAAATAAAATTACGAAACCATAAAAGGAGATGTTATATGGCTAAGAACAAGAAAATTGAAGAAGCACAAACCACTGCAACAGAGCAGACAGAAAAGGTTGTACCTGATTCAATTAGCTTAAATGATCTTCAACTTCTACTACAGATTGTTGATCTAGCAAGTCAGCGCGGTGCTTTCCGCGGTGCAGAACTCACACAGGTTGGCGCAATCTTTGATAAACTAAATGCTTTCCTAACCTTTATTGCTGAACAGCAAAAAGCTCGCGAAGAAGCAGAAGAAACCGCTACCGAGGAATAATTTATGCCATCATTAACTAAACATGTAGGCAAATACGGAGAAAAGCCATGCTTGGTTGTTTTCCGTGAACTGCCGGGTGAAGCAGATTACTGCCTCATTGTTCAAACAGACACATTGGATAGCAGACAGCACGATGACTTAATGAATGTTGTTGTTAGTGCTGAAGCACAAGAATCAAATGACATTAGCCAGGTACTACACCGTCGTCAGTTTACTGACGGAAGCAATATGCTAACCAGCTTACACTATAGTAAGAAGTTACAGAAGGTACCTGTGAGTCATGTAAGTTTGACTCCGCTACCAAATCAAAATGTACCGCTTGCTGATGTTAATCGTGAGATTAAGAAGCTTGAAGGAGGTTATACTCCACCCAAGACTGATCCTGCAAGTCAGAAGCGAGTAACAACAGAAAGTTATCAGCAACCAGATCCACTAGTACGTCCAATTGAAACGGATCCTGCACTTGCTAATCGTAACCCTAATGCAGATATCACAAGAGACGCACCAGCACCAACTAATGATGTTGCTCGTAACTTATTGATTCAGGCAGAGCTATTAGAGCAGGATGCACAGGCATTAATTCGTGATGCTGAAGCAAAGAAGGCCGAAGCGTATCGTTTAAATCCTGAACTTGAACCACGCCGTGGTCCAGGTCGTCCACCTAAGAAAACCGCAGTTGAAATAGCAGAAGAAGCCGGAGCAGCTGAATAACTAAGAGGACAATATTGTGGCGAAACCAAAAGGTCCGCCTAAAATTGTCCTACTTGGTAAACAATCTAAATCAAATGATTCAGGTATAGTAAAGGGCATCCTAAGTAAAATTGAACCCTCAGACATACCAACAGAATTTTTACACAAAATTGTAGTTAATACTGTTAATGGTGAATCGTATAGCGTAAATGATAATCAAAAAAATATTAGCTATACCAATATTGACAAGTACATAAGACAATTGGGTATTAAGGATGATATTGAATCAGTTGAAATTGTTATTGACTTGGACAAAATAAGGCTACATCTGGAGAAGGAAACTAATAGTATCTTAGATAAGATATTTAAGGAATAACATCTCAATTTAAATGCCCCGCAAGGGGCATTTTTTTGTGGCAATAGTGTAACATTTACACCTAAATATTAAAATATTTGTTATTAGCGTCGACTCGACTATAAATAATAATATGCCCCAGGAGGCTAAATTTTATCTTTAATACATTTTAACAACCTGTGTTAAAGAACAATGAATAACCTAGTTAGGATTTGGTATCTAGACAACTGTGGCATATGCCTGCAAAGGCATAACAACAAGGAGAAAACAATACATGCGTAAAGCATTATTAACATTAGTTATGTTAGGTTCACTTTCAACCGCAGCACATGCAGGTGACGTAAATGTAAAGGGTAACTTCGGTTATCGCTTTGATAGCGTCGAAGTAGGTGCAGCACCAAAGAGCGAAAAGGACCGTATGAAAGCAGAAGTAGTACTTGAATCAGATGTCAACGACAAGGTAAAAGCTGTTGTTGGTCTTGCTACAGGTACCTTCAACGACAGATGGACAGACTTTGGCGGAAACGCTGGATTGAAAGACATAAACCTACACTTAGCATATGTTGAATACGCACCAGTCAGTCATGTAAAAGTAAAACTTGGAAAGATGCACCAGCCCTGGGCAACTTCATCAAGTCTATTTTTTGACCGTGACATCAAACCAGAAGGTGTCGCTGTTGCGTTTAATCATGACTCAGGCTTATTTGCCAATGCTTCATCAGTAAAACTAGTTGAAGGTGGCGCATTACCTGATTCAAGAGTACAAAGCCTACAACTTGGCCTAGAAAAGAAAGTAGTTGGGTTGAACTTTAGAGGTGGTGTTGCTTATCACGATCACCAAGTAAAAGGTTCAGCAATCGACTATAATCTTCAACAGGCATTTGGTGAAGTTGGTACACTAGTTGCTGAACAGCCAGTCGTGCTGTTTGTTGACTACATGACTAACGACAAGGCTAAGACAAACGACACAGCCCTAGCATATGGTGTTAAGTTTGGTTCTGCTAAGAAGGCCCGTGAATGGGACCTATCTGTATTCCACCAGAAGGTAGAAGCAAATGCACAATATGGTCTATGGAATGACTTCGACTTTGCTGGCGCACAGAGTGACCACAAGGGCTACGGCCTAACTGCTGGTTACGTTGTCGCTGACGGTTGGAAGGTTAGCGCAAGATATTTTGATGTTGAACGTGGTGTCAGCAAGCAAGACTTCAAGCGTCTACAACTAGACTTGAACTATCTGTTCTAATAAAACAGCGAGCATAAGTCAAACAGGGAGGGAGCAGAAATGTTCCCTCTTTTTTTGTCTTAAATATTCTTGATTAGTGTAGCGTTTACTTCAGGAACAGGCTCGTTAGGAATATATGAATTAACAATTTCCTCAAGCCATGGGTACAACGAACGCCAATTAGTTTTTCTTCTAAAGTCAATCTTATCTAGATAGTTTGCTAAACGATGTAGTCTAACTGGATCTATAGGACTTTTAACTACTTTAGTCTTAAATCCCTTTAGATAGAGCTTACGGTTATCATCATCTGGAATAACTGATAATAGTTCGTCAAAGAATGGTGCAGCATATTCACCTAGCATACATGGATCCATATGTGTTGGTGTTACTACGATGTTCCAACCAAAGTTAACAACTTTGATTTGCGTATCAACTAAGCCCATAGCACCCTGCTTCTCAATACGGTATGTGTTCCATGCCATAATCTTTCTATAAAACTCTGCCATAGTTGGCAGCGATACCGGTGTAATAGTTGAGTGTACGCTAATATCTACTAAATGATTATCAACTAGGTATTGGAAGTTCTGTTCCCATTCATCTAGTTTAACACCGTAGCGACTGTATTCTGCCTGTGGTCCCCAGCAATCCATACTACAAACAATTTCAAAACTCTTGAGCTTGCCTTCTCTGATCAGGGCAGAAATACGATCAATCTTCTTCTTAAAGAGATCATGACGATGTTTTAGATTACTAAAGATCTTCCAATTTAAGTTAGGATGGCTACGATTCTCAAAGAACTCCAAGCATTCCTCAAACTCATCTTGATACAATGGCTCGCCACCTAGGATCTGAAACTGTAGCAAGTGATGTGAATTCTTGTCCATCCAGATCCAAAATTTATCCTTGCGCTGCTCATAGCCGGGTTTTTCTTTAAAGCCCATCAAGTCATATTCATTTTCTAATGGTCCAAACTTCTCAACTTCCTTTTGAATAAGGCTACTAAAGAATGGAGAGCAGTAAACACACTTCTGATTACATACGTTATTGAAGTAAACTTCTAAGATTCTAGGTGTAACATTTACAGCCGTAGGGTCAACATCAAGCTCTGGTGGGCTTACCTGCATGTCATTAATATATGCAGTTCGTTCACTGGTGCCACCCGCCACTTCAATATCACGACAATATTCACAACCATTACCAGGCCATTGGCCTTCAAGCATCTTCTTTCTATCTTCTAATTTACCTGGATGGTTATGGAAGTCGTCCATAATCTCACTTACGTCCCAGCCCTTACAACGGTGACAGCTAGAACTAGTACCTACTGATAGAAATACTGTACTCCAAGTCCATTTGAATTGACATGAAGTTGCTGTGTTAATTGGGAAACTGTGTGGTGGCTTAAAGGTCATTGTGTTCTCTTATTTGTATCCGATTTGCATAAATCGTGTGTATGCGGGAATTGATAGTTGGCCTCGATATAGTACCGTTGACATAGGATATTTAGCACTTAGGTCAGCCAGGTCGCTGCAAATGTTGATATGCCCGTCATATCCCTCGCTGTCGTTAGTTTGCATAATAATCAATTGATCCGAACTGGCTGTCTCAAACCAATGATTGTCCATATGTTCGCAACTGGTATTGATTACAATATTAGGCTTAACTCTAATCAATTCACCGCTGGTTTCAAATTCCATATCAGATGTTGTTAGTGTAGATGCGTCAGCTACTACGCCCTTAAATCGCCAACTATCCTGAACTAAACGCTGATTAAATTTTTCTGCTAGCTCAATTGCTCTTGGGTCTAGATCAATTCCATAAACTCTAGATACCATTGTTGCATCTATCAACGGTTCAACTAGTGTGCCAATCCAACAACCTAAAATAGTAATCACTGAATCAAAGGGCAAGTGATTTACTATGCTGCTATCTAGTTTAGATAATAGCCATGCTTTACTGGCCAACTGTCCTTTACTAAATGCATCTTTAGGATAGCTGCCCTGTACTGCTCGTTCAAAGTAACTGGGTTTAATACTCATATGAGCATCAACAAACTCAGATACTGCTTGCCAATTATCTAGTTTGATTGTATCGTTCATATAACCACTCGTAATCGTTTATCTTAGCTAATGCTTCTATATTGTTTTTGTTAGAGAGTGCATATGCACGACCTTGTTCTGCACCTTGCTTTGCCTCTAATGCAAAGTCTGCATCAGACAAGGGACTTAACCATCCTTCTAGTCGTTCTTTGCTTTCTGCATCATCTTTTAGTGCTAACTTTACGCATTCGCGGAACGCACTACGCCATGTGCTATAGGCATCCGTATTGAATCGTGTTACGCAACTGACCTCAGGCATTGTCTTAAAACGGCTGCTCAATCCTGTGGTAAAGTCTAGTCCCCAACTAGTAGCAGAACGTACTTGTGCAGTATTGAATAACTTAACACCGCCGTAGCCGTATTCTAACCCAGTAACCGGATTCTTACTTGCCCAAACATGCACAACTTCTTGATCATATACGTCCGGAATATAACTAAAATCAAAATCTTCGTTTACATCAGCATCAGCATCTACTACCCAAAACATTTTGCTATCTACGCTGTTTGCAGCCTGTTTGTGTGCGTTAAAAATACCCTGCACATCTTTGACCCATGTTGCTGTAAATCGTGCTGTAAGACGCTCGTAGGCGCTGTGTGCAGTAGGTTCTTTGTAACTTAAGAATACAATCTCATATGGTTTAAACTTGCTGCCTGCTTGCTTCACATATTGTAGATTCTTTAGCTTGTTTAATCTTATAGCATCAGTGGTTAGATTATCAACATTAATGTTAGTTGGCCATAACCTTAAACCACCATAACTGTGAGTTTTATCTGTGTGAGGATTTACACGCTGCCACACATGAACTTTATCAATATTAGATATTTGAGGAAGGTAGCCTGCATCCAGAATGCTTTGTTCGACACTTACATCGGGGTCAATTGTCCACAGGAACGGTACTCCCCGATTCATCGCTTCCTGTAGTGCATCGACCAGTTCCTTTTTAGTTACATCTTTAAGATGTACAATTGGCCACTTGGGACGCAGACTACCAATAGTATTTATTTGCTTGAGATTAGCAAAACTGTTGTTTTCAATCTCTGCTATTGAATACTCTTTAGCAAATATTCCTCGAGGATATAATCTGATATTTCTATAATTACCATCTTCATCTGCAAACACATGAACGTTCTGCTTATCCCATTGAGTAGGATAATAATCAAACTTAAAGTCTGGATGAACTTGAGTAAAAGGATCCACAACCCAATACATAGAATTCGTTACAGTACTGTCTGTGTGTGTAAGTTGTTCAGATATATCAAGTTGTGGATCGAGAAATATTACCGGATATTGTTTTTGTATACACGCAGGTTCTCGGATGTACTTAGGACGTCCTTTTGACTGCGGTACCTTGGGACACAACATGACCCCGGCATAGTCATATTGTCTACCTGTGATTGGATTTAGTTTCTGCCAAACATGAGTTTTTCCTTCATCCCAAGTTTCAGGAATAAAGTCAAAGTTAAAGTTGTCCAGCACGTCAACCTCCGGATCAATGACCCAGAACCAATTGTTCTTGCTATTAGCGCGGCCTTCTTCTTCGCTGCTAAATTTTTCAAATTCTAAATCTCTAAATGGACTAATGGTATGTATTACAAGTTCAGCATTAGTCCAAGACTTGGGCACCCAGCGTATGCCTCCCATTGCTTCAGGATACTTGTGTTTTAACTGACTGCCTAAATGAAATGTATGAATCATATTGCGCTGAAAGTCTGGTGGTACCCAATCTACATCGCTGTCTAGTTTATATTCTTTGTCAATTAACCAACAGTCCTGTGTAACTGCGGTGTAGTCTGTAGGATCAGAAACATATAGAATTGGATATTGTTTGTTGCCAGTAGGCGATCCTGATATGTATTTTGCATCGCTGTCATTATACTTAACAGGCACTAACTTAACACCGCCACAGCGATTGTCGCTTACATTAGTAATGCTCAAAGGATATTTGTGCTGTAATTGCCCCGGTATCTTAAATATATGAATATACTTTTGATCGTAGCGGTGTGGAACATAATTAAACACATCGTTGAGTTCATGCTCACTGTCCACTAACCAAAACATTTTAGTTCTGCTCTTGCGAGCATATGATTCATAATTGTTAATGTCGTTGGTATAAAAGATATCATAGCGTACTGGTACAATACCTGCTTGATATTTGTGCTTGGTCATATCATAGTTCTTGTGTACCAACCTCACGCCGCCGCAACGATTATCCCAAGGCTCAGTAACAGTTAGAGGATAGCGTTCATCTAAATGTCCTGGAATCTTAAACACATGAATGTATTCCTGTTCGTGGATCGCAGGAACATACAATAACTTTCCATTAAAGTCATGATCACGATCCACAATCCAGAACCAATCTGTTTTGCTTCTAGCTGCATATTCGCTATAGGTATCGCTGTTAAACTCATCTTCGTCTATGTAGAATACATCATATTCTGCATCCCCCACAGGACATGCAGGATGTATTTTTATTTCTGCATCGCGCCAGTTGCGTGGAACTAATCGCACACCGCCCATGGCCTGCGGATACTTTTCTGTAAGCTGATAGGGCATACGAAACACATGAATATAATCATGTTCAAACGGGCTAGGTACCCAATCTAATGTAGCAGGATTGATACTGTGGTTTTGATCTATAAGCCAAACATACTCATCATTGAACTTGTCTCGCTGAACATAATCTCCCACATCAGCTACACGCAACACAGGATATTCAACACCTGCATCAAGAAAGCTGTGATACTTAACAGAACAAGTTTTCCAATTACGCGGATATAATTTAATACCGCCTTCTGCTTGTGGGTATTTGTGTTCTAGCTGTCCTCGGAGATGAAAGCTGTGAATAAAGTTTGGTTCAAAATTATCCGGAGCCCACTCAATGCTGTTGTTTAATTTATATTCTGGATCCACGCACCAAACATGACTAGCATATGGGTGCTGTTCAAAATACTCTTTGGGTGTGGGCGCATACAGTATGTCAAAACTCTTGCGACATACCACACGATTGATCTGTTTGACACCTTCTGCTTTAACACGGGGTAACAGTTTAACACCGCCATAGTTATTGCTGTTCCACTTCCAAACATGCTCGTAGGTTTGATCATATTCAGGTGGACGATATTCAAATACACTATAGTCTATGACTTCAATACTGGGTTCGATCAGCCAGTACATCTTGGTATCAGATTTAATATCCTCGGGCTCTTTGACTGCTCGCGCAAAGGGCAGAGTGGCCTTTAGTTCTGGATTATCGCCGATATAATAAACATCAAACATCTGATTCTACTGGTGCGCCCTGATTGATTAATTCTTCTAGTTTAGCAATTAGATACAGTGAGTCCGCATTAATATCGCCCATGGCACAGCCCAACGCATGGTTATAGCCCTGTTCTGCGCCGCATACTGGGCAGCGATTCTCTGTAACTGTTTTAGAATTATTCATGTGTGTGTACGTTTACGCCGTAGTGTTTGGCAAATGCCGCAGCATCTTCTACGGTATTTACTATGGGTTGGCCCTTGATGTTGAGGCTGGTATTCACCAACATTGGACAGCCTGTGCGTTTGAAAAACTCACGCAACAGCATGTACAATCCTGGATGTTGCTTTTGATTTACTGTTTGCACACGACTGGTGCCGTCTGCGTGAATGATAGCGGGAAATGCCTGTGGATATTTGCAGCGAGCCACAAACTGCATATAAGGACTAGCTAAACCCTGCTGGGGCATTTCAAAATACTTGTCTGCTTGTTCTTCTAGTATAACAGGTGCAAATGGGCGGAACTGCTGACGCTGTTTAATGGCGTTCATGCGTTCTTTAATGTCACCTCCTCGTGGATCTGCTAGTAGACTGCGGTTACCCAGTGCTCTGGGACCAAATTCAGCCCGCCCATTTGCTATTCCAAATATTTCACCTGCGGCCAAACTGTTTAGGGCTCTGCTCACAGGATAAGCGCCTGGAATGTTGTGACCCAAATAAGGGCCTCGCCAATCTACACGCTTGCCTGATGTGTTATACACATGCAGGGCTGCTGCACCCAAACTGCTGCCCGCATCACCCGGATTGGGCATGATGTGAACATTTGAGAATACGTCAAACAATTTACTGTTGGCCACACAGTTAAGGGCTACCCCTCCCATGAATACCAAATTGTCTGACCCTGTTAACTGTTTTGCATAATTTGCATATGCAATAACTCGTCGCTCCACTTGATCCTGTGCAGCCCATGCTAGATCAAAATGATCCACGCCAGGGAAACTATCCGGACTTAAACCCCTGTGTAGATTCTTGCGGGTCAGCACAGCGCGAGCACCTGATATGGGACTTGCACTGGCCTTAAAATAATCACGATCAATTTCGCTGCTGAGTGCGCGACCATGATCCGGATCACCATATGCTGCCATGCCCATTAGAATATATTCATCTTCGTTGGGTTTGAGTCCCACGCGATGTGTAACAGCACTATAGAATAAGCCTAGACTGTGAGGATAGCGAACACGATGCAGTTTATGCAATTTACCGTCACGCCAGTGCCAAATACTAGCAGTATCCCACTCACCTATGGCATCAATGACCATAACAGCACAGTCATCAAATTTTGAAGTTAGCACACCTGCTGCCGCATGTGTTTGATGGTGCCAATAGCTCACAATGGGCACATCGCGCAGCTCAGGATAAAAACGCCGTATCCAATCACTCTGTGTGGGCTCGCGTAGACCCTGCCAATCTCTGCTGTATGCACAGCGCAGTCGTTTAGCCCATGCAGTTTCGTGTAGTGCTATGACCTCAGGAAACCCTGCATCCAATCCCGCATTAATTAATTTACGATTTAAAAATGCGTCATTTTTCTCACGACTGTAACGCTCGCTGTGACCCGCAAATAGGATTTTATTATTATCTAATACTGTGAGTGCAGCATCGTGATACATGCTGCTGATACCCCAAACAATCATACCATAACCTCGTCTAAATAATTCACAAAATCCCCCACACTCTCTCTGGTAAAATGATTGGTAATATCCATGCCCTCACGCTCATTGGTAACGCTGCACATATCGCCCTCTAATAATTTAAAGAATTTATTTTGTAAATTCATAGCGCGATTTTCTCGCCACTCATGTGCAAAGCAATATTTCACATAAAACTTTGCCTGAGGATTTGCTGCTGCAATTCCATCCAATGCTGTGAATACAGCATAGTGTGTGGTTCGTTCGCGATATTCATTATTTAGAAATAAATCATACCAACGATGTGCTTGCATAATTCGTGATAATTCCGCGGCTGTTAATTCTCGCAGATTTTTATCCCGTGCAAGACTTTTATTATTAAAATGACGATGTGCGTCATCACGTGGTAATTCTGTAAATTGATGTATTGTGGGTGTGCCCGGGGTTAAACAAAATCTTGTTATGCGACTAAATGCACAAAATACTCTATCTCCGGGAAGAAATTCACCAAAATTCTGTATTTGATATAACAGCTCTAAAGGGCCCGTTCCATTGACACCCTCTGTGATTGCACTACAGCCCCAACGCTCTGCTAGCAGATCAATCCAGCTGGGTGTACGCCCCGATTTAATATCCTCAGGGGGTATGCCCGCAGTAGCAGTAAAACTATCTCCAAAACACACTAGTCGCATATTATCTATATATAAAAGGATCGCGCTTACGCAACTCAGCTAGCTTACGCTTGAGGATTTCTTCCTCTTCGGGTGTAAGTTCTGGATCTACGGGTGTGTCAGTAACGGGTGTATCACGGGGTACATAATTACTGGGTAAATCATTTTTATTCTGTTCACTCATGCTAAACTCCTCGTATTACTTAGCGAAATTATTCAGCTTAATTATTTAATATTGAAATTAAACCAATTTATTTTGCATTTAAATGATTTTTATTTGAGCAAATGCAAAAATATCCCCCCGTAATTACTAACTAAACTCCCGTAATGCATATCTAATTAACTAGTAAATATCCCTTATTAGAGCTTAATCCAATCTTATTATAGAGTAATTGGCTGTAAATACCCTTGAACATACCAGTGAGAAAATACCATGAACCAACCGCCTTTCTATTCGTGACGGTTCTTGGTGATCTAAACTTATACAGCTATGGGAAACAAGCCCTCAGCGTATGCAGTAGCATGAAAACGCTTGCTCATACTCACAGCAAGGTCTACATCCACGTGATTAGCACTGGTACTGGCTGCATAGTTGATTAAACTGCGATGCTGGCCTGTAGAGGTCATTAACCAACTGTTAAAGGGTGTAGTGCTCTTAATTACATCAATACCCTGTTCCCATGCGCTGTGTATGCCGATAAAGGGTATATTTTGCAGCCCACAGTATTGAATATAGTAGCGTAGCGCAGTAGCATTAGCAGCGGCTAACCATCTAAGGCTGATATTATCGTAGAGCGCAGTGGGCACACGATGTTCTCTATACAGCGTGGGCATAGCACTAAAGCCGCTATAAGCCTGTATCCAATCTAAAGGAGGGTCTGCGTTGGTCCAATCCAGTGCATTACTCCAGTCCCGGTCATGACGAGGGTCTTTATAGTCATTTAAGCGCAGTAGTGCATCTATAGCGTTGTGATCATTATAGGGCGCATCGGGTGGCTTTTGACTGTGATCAACACCTTCTACTCTAAATAGATCCGTAATAAAGTACATAACGCCCGCATATTCACGTAGATCCTGTTTAACACTAACAGCGTGATTAACTATAGTAACGTGACTACCACCGCCTATGGCCAAGTGCTCAGTATCACCGCCCAGCTTTTGAGCCCATATTCTAGCCCAATGGCTGTTCTTTTTATCTAATAATGCGAAACTATCGCCTACTACCAGTATTTTAAACTTTGCCATACCCCTTGCCCCTTAATACATCAATCCACGATTTGGCAATTTTATCCTGTTCTTCTACATGCGTATGATAGCGAGCTTTGGGTAAACCACGCGGATCACCTTCTAAACACATATAGTCACTGTGTGCGGGATTAAGTGGACTCTCGGGCAGCACTATGCGTTCGCTTTGTTCGAATAGGCCCGTACTGTATGTATAGCTGCTGATAAAGCTATACCCAATACCTGCATCACTCATTGCTTTTAGTCCGTCGCGCAGTATCCAAGCGTCCTGTTGCAGTTTCCAATTGCTTTCGTGATAGTACAACAAGAACTTGTGTAGATTGTTTACTTGCCCGTTGCTTAATCTATCAAATCCGTGATAGTCACTGGCCATTAACTGTCCGTTGGGGTCTTTGAATACACTGCCATCTTCTTTAACTATATTATTATATGTGTTGCTTAATAGGCTAGCATTGCGTTGTACGCCCATGCTGCTGAAATCACTGTTGTCGCAGCTTACGTCATCACCGTGATACAGCACATTTAATATACCATCTCGAAAGCGATATCCGCCCCCAATTGGGAATTCACCGCGATCGGGTGTGGTATCTTTTACTATAATATAGTCGCAGCCAGCAGCTATACACGCATCTATTTGCAGTCTTATTACGGGATTACTGCACGCACCGCGTGCATATGTAACATATTCTGCACCAAAATACTCAGCAATCTGCTGTGTAAAATGTCTGCTGTGTCCTTCACGGGGAGGCTTTACAGCACTCATCCAACTGTCCCCGCATACACCCAGTCGCTTTATGATATTCTTGGCCATAGCCACTCCTCTGCAAACTTACGATGGCTGGCTATACTGGGATGCACGTCATCACTGTAAAAGCCCAATCCCTCTGCTTTACACCACTCGTACATACCGCCTCGCTCACCATAAAATAACCATTGACTTTGATCTAATTCCCTGTATAAGTGTTGTATGTTCGAACCATAATGATCATAAAAATAAGGTATCTCTTTTGGACCCGCATCTTTATCGCTGATATAACCATATCCGGGATAGTGCCATATATTCATATACGTTAAATTAACTAACTTGACGCCCCGTGCAGCACAGAACCATTGCAGCTTTAACCAATTATCTAAACTGCGAATCATTAATGCTTCATCATTTAGATAACGTGCTACCAACAGTTGCTTGTACTGTTGAATGCGCTCGTTTGGGAAACTGCAATGTGCAGAACCCAGTAGCCATCCGGAACCATTGCGAGGCGGATTATAGTATTCATTAGCGGGGTTAGCAGTAAAACTAGCAGGATTACTCATAAACTGTTCTACTTGTAGGTTATCGTATTGTGCTGTACCGTCGCTGCTGATAAAGATACTGTTGCGATCAATTCCGCTCCACATAACTATGGCTATGATTTCCTCAGGTTTGCAGCCTTGATGCAGCAGCTCTGATATTTGATATATGGTACTGTCCGCAATCCAATCATTGCCCGCGCTGCCCTGTCCGCGACTGTATACTGTCATGCCTGTATAGTCAGCTAAGAACATGGGCCAACGAGTGGGTTCTCCCGTGGGAGGACGTAGGTTATCGCTGAAACTACAGCCGCTGGTAACTAGATATTTCCACATATTAACTGTGTACCCATGCATATATGTCGTTGATAATTTTGGTTTTAGGTGTGCATTCCAACATGCGTCGCTGTATTAGCTCATAGTTATGTGCAACTATGGGCGTAATTCGTTTGAGAAACAGTCGCATTTCAGGTGCGCTGAATCGTGCAATACGTTCTGCTTCACGCAATATCATGCTCATACGCCGCGCAGGATTGGCTTCCATGTCATAGCTTTCATCAATATAGGGATGGAATGTCTTATAACCTAGGTCGTGCAAGTGACTGATCATACCTGCATTACCCGCTAGTATAAAGGGTTGACCCGCTAATATTGGTTTAAAAGTCTTTTCGCTGAAGAATACTGTGTTGGGTTCCACAAACATTGTTTCGTTGGTCCAGTTAACACAGCCCTGATACTGTACGTCACAGTTGAGGAATGTATCGTTTACTGTGCAGTCCACATCAAATATTTTAGGTATAACCTGTAGATAATCTTCATCAATAATGGGAGGATAACCGCCCTCGCCGCGGCTGTCATTAACAAACTTTTCCGGATCCCAATTGGGGTCACCGCGAAGATTATTGCCTGCATGAGGGCCTACCGCAGTCCAGTCATTGGGTGGTTCAGTATAGGTCCACAATATGCTGGCGTCACTCATGCGATAGAAACAGGCCGCTGTGCTTACACTACGATGCCAACGGGGGCGACGATTTAGATGCACAATGTTATAGGGATAGTGAACTTCCCCTGCTGCCATACGCTTGAGATGACTTTCTACTTTAACACGATTGTTTAAGTGCCATTCATGCCCGCTGCCCACGTGATTCTCCCAATAGGGATAGTAAAAGCCCACGCTGCCATATTCTGCTTGTAGCGCAGGTGTAAGGAAGTTAGCATCTAAAAATGCCATGGCGCTCATGGGTATATCATATGCGCGACTATTAGATTCTAGGAATGTTTTAACATGTGTGTCATTGAAACCATGACCCTCATAAACTTCATGAAACAGTATCTTTGCCAGTCCACTGCGGCAGTCCTCTACCACACGCGGAGGAATCCATACACCTCGCTCTAATACGCTGTTGAGTACAAAGTGTGCTGAACCGTTTATGCTGATGGGAAACACATAGCGTTCACCCTGGGGTATAGCATCCAACTGTACCAGCCGACCTGCATACTGTAAAGGCTCGCGGTTCTCCATGTCCCACTGTGTGATAAACCAGCTGTTCATGTGCATACGACCACTTGCTACCAGTGCTTCAGTTTCGTCCACTGTGCGTAAATCCCAAATCTGTCCTTGGTTGCCCACAGTCCAGTTTTCATCTAAAAACTGTTGTAGTTCCATACGACCCTTGGGCCAGCCGTTGGGTATGCCCAGACGCTGACTGCCGTCATTGTTATAGCGCATATCTTCCACAGCAATCAACAGGGGTTCATATTGACTGCTCATGTTGTAGCTGTTCCAGCCACGATCAAAAGCACTTTTAAGCAGAGCACTGTAGCGACCTTCGTAGCCATTATTAGAATATTCTCGACTCAGTAGGTCCAGAAACAGTTGTATTTTATCCATAGCTTTATTTATAATCCCACTTAATGTTCAATTCATCGCACAGCGCAACCATGTCCGGATACACACGATCCCACGTAACAGCACCGCGCTGAGCATCCAATACAGCATTGTAGCGGCAGAACTGTGTCCAATGTTCCGGATTCCATTCGCTGTTGTTGTACATGCTTAACAGTGAGCCCAAGTGTGGATCGTTGCCCATAGTAACCCTATAGCGATCAAATATGCGAGCTCGTATATCTGGATGCAGCACAGCAGGACTCAGGTAATGAGGATCATACACATAGTTTAGATCCACAGGACAGGGCGCCCACTGCAAGAACAGATCCAAATAGGGAAAGTTGTATGCACTAACAGTTGTGGTAATACGCACAACTATACTTGGACAAGCACGACTCCACTCTAATACTGTGTTTAGATTGGTCTTAACATCACTCCAGAATGTGGGATAGCGTATGTAATGATTGCGTAGTTCAATGTCATCTACGCTAGCACACAGTCGTGTTTCTTTAAACGCACCCCACAACTCCCGAGCTTCATCAGGCAAGTTAGTCATGTTAATGTTATACCATAACACTATGTCTTTGCTGCGACCCGAGTCTACCAGCTTACGCAGGTAACGCCAATGTGCTTTGATCAGTGTAGGCTCCCCACCATTTATATACAGCACACGCATATGAGGCGCACACTCATACAGATCCTCATAGAAGCTGTCACTTTCGGGCCATTTAAAGTCCCGACGGTGATCCAGCCAACTGTAGCCATCATTAACAAACTCTAGCTTTTCAACAACTTCTTCATAGTCGCGACGCCACTTGCTACTGCTCGCTGGGTTACATGTACGACACTGGACATTGCATACATTACCAAGACGAAGCTCAACAAACTCAAGACTGGTATTAATAGCACCGTCATCAGCAGTAGTACTGCTAGCCCATCTATAATCCCTATCAGGATATTGCGTTTGTTCGTATTGCCGTTTCGATATGATACCCTTAGACTCTTCTTCATAACACCTCATACATGCAGCAGGCTTATCTCCCCGCAGCATTTCTAATCTTATTTGCTTATAGTAATCACTGTTCATATGAGCATCTATACTATGCTCGTTTAAGTTAAGGAACTGATCATTACTAGCAGTATAGTTGCGAGCACGGTTCTTACCCCCAGTCATATCACTAATACAACAGGGTGTAACCCCTCCATGTGGGTGTGTACCCAAGTGTATCCATGGTAGAGCACAGTATGTGTTAGACTTTGTCATAGGATCGGCTCTTTAAAAATTTTTTTCTCGCGAGTGAAATTTGGTGACCCAGGTGGCTCTTTTGTGAAGGTGGGGTGGACCAGCTTGGGGCGGCTTGTCCAGATTCTACATCAAATTCCCTTTGTGTCATTGAATCACGCATAGTTCTGTTATAGTACTTCATGTTGTGGTTGTTTACGGTTACGCAAGTATGCTGCTAGTATCCAGGGACTCACTGCTATAAATGCTACTGTACCCACTGCTAGTATTAGGGTTACTAATGCTAGATCTTTGAGAAACTGTGTTATTTTGTTGATCATTGCCATAATCCTTGTATATACGTTATAGCAGCGTTCATAGCAACTACTGCAACTGCCGCAACTAACACAATGCCTACCCTGGTGGCTGTTTTGCTAAGACTCAGTGGACCAGGGATTTGCGGGTTATTTTGATTGCTCATAATTTTGATTTTGCTCATTTGAATCTTCTTGTGTGTGCTATTTGAGATCATCTTGTATACGCTGTATATAGTCTTCGTAGGTTTCTTTATTAGACTCTAATTCTCTTATACGCTGTTCTGCGGCCCACAACGCTTTATTAGCTAATTCTAGTCTTGCTTCTAATTCTGCTATACGAGCATACATCCAACTATCTGATTCGCTCATGGCTGTTGTTCCGTGTTATTAGTATTAGAGTATTGATCTAAACTCTCAACTACACCGTATAGCAGTATAACAATTAATATAGCGCCCAATAGTGTAAGACGCTGTTCTGTTCTAGGCTTTAGATTTGATCTAAACAAGTTGCGCTTTAGGGGCTTTATTGTGGTCTTTTTCATGTTTGAGACTGCTAGAAAAAATTTTTTTAAGGGCGGCTTCGCCGCAGTATGGGGAGAGAGTATTCCCCCTCCCCAACTGGGTGTTAACTACTCTGTTAACATACTGGCTCAGCGAGGTGATTCCTTGCGAGTGTTACCATAGTGTATGACTCTTACACCGGGGATGGTGTTGGGAGTCTTGCGCCATGGATCTACTACTACGCTGCCTGGGGCAAAGTTCAATGCTGTACCATTTGCAGTTGCTACTGTTAGAGCTTCGTCTGCACCTGTTACACGATGATCATTGTACCAACCTTTCACAAAGTCCAACTGCTCACCATAGGTGATCTGTGGATTGTGTGCCAGTAGATATACAGCGGGTTTGCTTAATACTTCTGGTCCGGGTGACTCTCCAATCACTTCGTCTAGATAGTACAGTTCGCTGCCCATCTCAGTTACATAGTGTCCAACTAACATGCTGGCACTACCTGCTTCATAGGGTACCAAGGGCTTGTAGGCTTTACCAATAATAACCACTGGTAGGTCTGGTGTAACACCACGCCCTGCTTGGCTTAGTTCAACCAACATCGCTGCCATGTTCTTTGCCTGTACTTCTCGGCTGTGCATAACAGCGTCAAATAGGTCATAGCCTAGGCCTAGATTATCTGCCATCCAACGTAGTGCAATGTTATCGCGTGGATGACATGCACCGCCATCGCCCATGCCTGGTTTCATATAGCCTGGGCCCATGATACGACGATCACTGGCAGCAAGAGCATCACACACCAGTTCCGCATTGATGTTGCCCTGCTTTTCAGCTACGTCTTGAATCATGTTTACTAGGCTGACCTTGGCACTGATGAATGTATTATAAAATACCTTAATACACTCGCACTCGTCCCAAGTACCGATTACATAGCGAGGATCGTTCTGCATGATGGTCTTGTAGAAGTCCACAAGCTGTTTTGCATCGCCGGTTTCGCTGCCGTCTTCGGTACCGATCATAACCATTTCTGGATTGACCATATCCCATTTTACTGTACCCATAGCAATGAGATATGGGTTGTAAACGAAACGTGCGTTGGGGATAAGTGGAATCAACTCACGTCTTACTGTACCAGGTAGTACTGTTGAAATTAGAACAATTAACTGAGATGGTGTTGCAACAGCATTTACCTGACGCAGAACATCCTTGACCACTGTGTAGTCAAAGTCTTTGTTGGGTAAATGGCTGGTTGGTGCCTTGCCATCATATTGTGGGTCATGCGGTGTTTCCACAGCAATGAATACAATATCACGTCCCTGTACAGCCTGCTCTAAGGTGGGAACCATCTTAAAGTTTTCTGGCTGACGGGGAGAAATATCGTAACCTACAACATCATGGACCTCGGCGACCATCTCGGCGCAGGCTTGTCCTAGCTTGCCCACTCCGATAAATCCGATTGAGGCCATTTGTTTCTCCTAATATGTTAACTAAAGTACTTTTTATAAAGTACGCTGTTATTTATCGGAGATTTTTTATGGCTAAAATTTTTTTGATATCAGCCCTGATTGTGCTTAGGGTCTAGACGCATCCACCACTCGTGCAGTTCAGGGTCAGCTGCATATATGTGTTCAATGCGGGTGCTGCCTTCGCTGCTGCGAATATCTGCAATCTTGTTCTGCCAGTTACGTCCCTTAAAGAACATTTCTTCAGCTTGATCAGGCCATTGTTCCTGGAACGTGGGTGTTACCAACATGTTTTCTAATTCGCGTATTAGAGTCTGCTGCTTGTGAGTAGCACGGGGTCTAATATACTCTAAATTATCATTTACAATGCGATTCAGTATATGACGTGGCCATGCCATAGGACTAAACACAATGTCAGGGTGAAATGCAAACATGCGCTTGGTTTCAATCTTAACGTCTAGCTCTAGTGCATAATCAAAAAAGTTCTTAAGATCAAACATGCCGGGTCCTGTTAGCGTTAGATCCATAAGCATACGATCTTTACCGCCGGGTAGTGCTACACCCTCACGGAAGTTTTGATCCCACTGGTCCCATTTAAGTCCTGTGCGAATAAACTCGCCAATCTTACCTGTGCCGTCAATGCTGGCACACATAGTCCAGTCTTTGGCCTGTGGTAGCCAATCATACAAATAGTGCTTGCCAAAACGCACACGGCTTAGGTTACTGTTATAGCGTAGGTGTACTTTGCGTAGATTGTTATCTTCTGCAAGACGATCCATAGCACGCCAATGTATGTCGTACATTAATGGCTCGCCACCTACCCAGTAGATTTCTTCAACTACACCGCTGCAAATTGCTGCCCAGAACTCTTCCTCTACAACTTCTTTTTGGAATCGATCAATGACAGCCTTATTCTCCGGGACCATAAAGGGTTGATGTTCTGGACTCCAGAGTCCGTGTTTTCGCTTTTCTGATTCCCAGCTTGAGCTGAGGGGTTCTCCGCACATTCTACACTTAAAGTTGCATAGATTACTGACCCTATAATCAAAACTAATAGGAGGCATAGTAGTATAGCCATCATCATCGGTCTCCTCAAAGGCTTGTTCTATTTTATCTTTAAATAGATGCCCTGTGAACCACTGACGATATGTGCTTTGACTTAGAATGCTGTCATTGCACACAGCGCATTGTGGTATTGTTTCGCCGGCCATTAGCTTTTTGCGAATGTCCTTCATATACTCGCTGTTCCAATGTTCAGCGAGACTGATGGGCTTGTAATCAGCTATAGTTCCAACTTCTTTGTATTTACCTGTGCTTTTATCATTGCTAGCATCAATATACTGACGCTGCATCATGTGTTCTTCGCGACTAGCACAACACATACGACGTTCGCTTTGCGGACTAATGTAAGTGTGCGTCCATGGTGCCATACAAAATGTTTTGTTAGGCGACTCGGGACTCATACGTCCGTGTTCCCAAATAGGTTTAATTCTGTTTGTCATAGTTTTTCAAATAGTGTAACCGCGGCGCCTTGTTTAGAATCTAGATTGTATTTTCCGTGATATACTGTTTCATTGATAACACGATAACCTGCATCTATAAAAGCCTGTCGTATGTACTTATAATCAATCTCAATGTTCAGCTTCACTGGTCGTGTTACGCCTGCGTCTTTAAAGAAGTTACCAGCAGCATTGGGCTCTTCGTGATTAATTACCAAAAGCTCTTTGTAACTGTTATTCTCGTTGGTTATAGTTGTATCACCTTGCCATAAAGTTTCAATTATAATATGCGTAGGGTCGCTGTAATTTACAATTTGTTCAACTAAATGAAATGGGCTGTGCAGATGATAAAACAAACCAAAGCAAGTAACAACATCTACTTTTTCACTGTGATGCTTATAATAATCGTTTGCAGTACAAGAATGAAATTCTATCTTAGGATTTTTAAAGATACTGTAATTGCATGAGACAGGATCTGGTTCAACACAAATAATTTTTTTAGGATCATTAACCAGTAATGCTGAAGTATGTGCGCCAGCATGTGCAGCTATTTCCAGTACAGTTTTATCTCGAGCAACATTAAAATAGTTTTCAGCAAGCATTGTCAAATAACTATCAGATGCTGCTTTATCCTTGCCTCTGCTCATATCTATATCAAATTGCATAGTAGTTCCTATATTTTTAAAATTTTGATTACACCGTACTGGTCCATGTGTACCATGCGAATTTTAATACGATCAATTACTTTATATACAATATCTATCATTTTTTGGCTGTTGCCGCAGATAATTGTGAGCGGAGCATGATTTTGATTCATGAATATAAAGTTTTCAACTAACCGATCTACTTCGTGATGTCTTACGCCGTGCAGATCCAATGTGTTATTCTTGCCCATCTGCGATCTCTAGTATTTCTAAATTTTTGTATAGATCATACATTTGCTGAGGATTCATAACACTATCATTGCTGTTATCATTGTCACCTAGATATTTTTCAATATATTCTATGTCTTTGTATGCAGTGGCCACACAAGGGAACAGCGTGTTGGTTCTACTTTCGTAACCAACATTCAAATGGGAATGTTTTAAACTGTTTAGTGTTTTAAAATTTAGTGTTTCTAAATTAACACTGTCGCCGGTAGGAGTGTAGTACAGCGAATACTTATTTTTATCTTTGCTTTTTGTATAACGCGAAAGTGTGTATTCCTCTAAACTGTGTGGATATATTACATATTCAAAATTGTTTGAACAGAACACAGCTAACTCATGTATATTAATAGCATTGCTGTGAATTTTTATCGTGCTGGCATTTGTATGATCTTTTATATATTCTGCACTGGTATTGTCTGTTACGCACCAAATTATAGGTATGCCAATTCGTTCACACAGTTGAATAACATGATCTACTGTGCTATCGTCTAGTTCGCAGCGTTTTGCAAAATCAATATAGGATAATGTACCCCATCGACTACTCACAGGCACATATTTTTTTTCTTCAGGTATTATCAATCCTGGTGTGGTCTTATGTATCACTACTGCATCAGCATTACACTGAGCCGCAGTCACTATTCTACCTTCTAGAATATGACTTTGATTTTGATGATCTATACTGATGTTTGCATATAATTTGGTCATCGAAATTCATGTAACATTAATTAATGATTTGTATCTACTTATTTCTTGATCGATATATTCTTCAATTCTGTTTCTAAAAATCTTGTTGTGTACCAACATGTCGCCTAATGCTCGTTCAACGTTGCTCTTAAGATTAGAAGGGGTTACATTATATGAGTCAAAGTGAGTTTTTGGCCATTGCTGTTTTAGATATTGCTCAATTGATAAAATATCAACAACCTGTATGTTTTCTCCTGATCTCACAGCATGTGCAATATTTTTAAGCCAGTTTCGTGTGTGCATGTTATCATTCAAGCTGATATCGTAATTGCAAAATGCATACATATTTTCTAATGTGCCGCGAATAAAATTATAGTCAGCTCTTAGTGTATCACTAACATAAAACAGTTTTAACTCTGTATTTGTATGTTTTTCATATGACAAGCTGGCTCTAGAAAAGTCTTTGTCATTGGCAGCTCTAACAGGAAAAAATCCTGTTGCGCTGCCGCCAAATAACACTTCACATACACCACTAACATATCGTTGCCACGGATCTCGCACCACGACAGTTATTTTCCAATCATGATAACACATCTTATCTTTAAAACAGTCTGGGTTAGCAGGATCTATATCGTACATAAATCCTTCCTTTTCATTATAGTGTACCCAGTTAGTATCAGTAGGATTTAGATTGTTAAAGAATTTAACCAAGGTCCAAGTGCCTACTCGCGGCATAGATACTATGGCTTCTTTAGTAGATGTGTTAACGATTCTCATCGTCTTCAGTACCACCTAGCCCGTCAACTTCAGTATCCCAACCAATGCTACTACCGCCAATCTTTTTTAATACTTCTGCACGAGCTTCCGGATCAAGTGGATTATCATACCATTCCATACTTTCGCCTGTCTTACGATGACGAATACCCTGTACTACTACTTCACCATCTTCGCTCACAGTACGATGTGCATAGATAGATGCATCCTTAGGCTGCTGAATATCAGCTTCAGGTTTAGTTAACGGAATAACTTTAATGCTGTCGTAGAACTCTACAAGATTAGGAAATGTCTTACGGAAGTCCTTGCCACGACGTGCATCGTACTGCTCGTAGAATACTTTAAAGTCATGCTCTAGTAATTCACGATCAGCAGTATTACGGTGAGGAGTCTTAACAACGTCCAAGTATTCAATTAGACGACTTACTTGATCCTGCTCCCAAGGTTGTACAAGATGCATACCCTTAGCATCGCGCTCGTCGCGATCACGTACTTCTTTAAGCCAATTAAAAATTTGATCGTGATACTTTTTGCGTAACTCGTCAGGTAGTGTTAGTGGACTTTGAAAGCTGGGGAAGCGTAGAATGTTACAAGTAAAGCCAGGACGATTATGTCCATACTTGCGTTTCATTTCCAGCATCCAGTTAAAGAAGTCTACAATAGTATCTAAACACAATGCATTGATGGTCATCATCATATGAAGACCTTCTACACGAGCTTCCTTGCAGATACGCTCAAAGTTGTGTGTCCACTCATCCCAATTTAATCCATCACGAATATATTCAGCTTGTGGACCGTATGCTTCGCAACTGGTGTACAAGTGAAAGCGATTGATGTGCTGTGTACCATCAATTAGTTTGTCAATAAGCTCTTTCTTTGAACCTAAGTTACTGTTGATAGCCAGACGCATTTTCTGTGCTTGTGGTGTGTCAGAATTTTCCTTAAACCAATCAAACAGTTTGTAGATGTCCGGAGTCATTGTAGGTTCGCCACCCGTAACACGAATTTCTTCTAGCTCTTGGCTAAGTGTAGGCCACCAACGCCAAAATGCATCTACATAAGGGTTAAACTCGTCGCGAGTAAAAGGTTCTGCATATGGTGCATCGTCAATAAAGTGGCCGCGGGCATCGCTGCGGATATTATGATAGCCACCATTGTTACGAATGTCCTTAACCCATGTAGATGAAAACGCTGGGTTACAATATGAGCAAGCAAACTGACATGTACGGTTAAAAGCAATCTCTAGTGTTTTAAGATTAACGTCTTCGTTAGGATTAAGTTTAGCAATACGCTTAATGTCCTCATCATCATAGATAACAGTCTTGTATGTGCGGTCACTTACAGGCTCGTTGCCGTCAGCATCTTTGCCCATGTCCTCGATCTTCCAGCAGTATTCACATTCCTTAGGACGCTTACCTTCAAGCATCATCTCACGCATCTTTTTCTTATGCTTAGTGTTGTGAATAGCACTAGGGTTGTCTTTTAGTTCAGCAATGTCAACGTTATGTGCAGGTGGGTGATGGCAACTTGCTGTACCACCATGGCCAAGCCAAATAGTAGCGTTAAGCCATTTAGCTGCACAGAATGATTCTGATACCGGATCAATCATTCTCTTTTTAAACTCTCTGTGGCTTTCGCCCTGCTTACGTCCCATTGTGTGTCCTCTGTTTTGTTTTCTCTAGTATTGGTAATAGATGCGTTTTAGCCCATATTAATGTAGCACCTAGTTGATCGGGGTGCATATTATCGAGGCCCATTGGTAAATTTTGGCTAGTACACCATTCAAGAATTTCTGCATCTATTATGTGTGCGCTAGTCTTATTTAATTGTTGAAAGAAAACTTCTTTATGATTTTCAGCTAAACAATCGCGCCATCCCAACACTACAATAACAGTATGCCCTGCTTGTGATAATAGTTTGATGTGTGCTAATACTTCTTGTAGCATATATTCTTCAACATTTTGTAAATCATAAGGATCAACAAATCTTCTATATAGATTTAGTTTTGGATGACAAAGTATCATACCGTAATTATCATTTCCAAAAATATTTCTTACATCAGTAATGTGTTCACCAAATTCTGATTCTCGAGTTGTATTAACAGCATCCTCTAATGTTTTATCACCAATCTTTTGTTTTCGATTTATTAATACATTTACCCTACCACTAGCATTTATTTCCCAAAAGAAGATATCATTTTTATCATACTCATCGCTTAGTAAATAATGTTGTAGCTTGATTACTTGTGTTTTATTATTGCCCGCAGATACGCCTAAATTTTTATAGGAATATCCAGCCTCCTCACATAGCTTTTTAGTCCAGCTTTTTTGTTCTCCATATGGGCTTTCTGCTGTTAAACTATCGCCCATAAAAATGATTTTAGGGGTTGTCATAATAGTGCATTCGCTCCCTGACATATATGCCACCAGTCTTCCATTTCTGGGAACACTGATAAAAAGTCTGTGCCTCTACGCTGGTCATGCTGCGTAAAGAACTTGTAAAAATTTGCACGGGCAACTGTTTTATCTCTTTCGGATAATTTATTGCCTGCTTTCATCCATTCTAGATTTCTTTTAGCTTTGTCAATTTCAAAATCCTTAAATCCTCTATAATCTATGTTATCTTCATTAGCTCTATTGATCTCCATGAAAGCAATAGCTTCCTCGAGATAATCCTGATACCATTCGGGCATTACTTGTATACATTGCCATAGTGGTGCGCGAAGTAAAGGAATATCAAACCAAATACGCTGCTTTGGTTTAATCTCATAGTCTGGGTGCTTATGCCCGCCATTATCAGGGATAGGTACATATTTTGTACCTTGACGGTCTTTGGCAAATTCTTCGCGGAGCTCTAAAATAAACTGTAGCCATTCGCGGAAGCTGGTTAAGCTAAGAGCATTAAATGTGTTAATAAATGTAATAGTAGTGTTATCTGTTTCACGTAGTACACGCAACACATTCTTCTTTAGCACATCAAAGTCCATGCCATTACGCATATACTCTGCTTGCTTACCATAACCATCACAGCTAACAAATACAGCAAAGTTCTTACAAGCTGGTGCTACATACCAGTTGTTCCCACTGTTTGGATTAAACTTCTGTGGATCTTCCCAAATTTGAATCTGTTCTAAACGCTGTAGCGATTCAATAAACTTATCCATTAGCTGTGGCTTAGGTGGACACATGTTTGATGTTACACTCATCTCTAACCATGCGTTAGGATTAGCGTATACATAATCCAGTACCTTAAAGGTGTTTACATCCATTAGTGGCTCACCACCGGTCATACGAAACACTTCTAGGTTCTTGTATAGTTCGGGCCACCATTTCCAAAATGCTTCCACGTATGGATTCTCATCCTGTGCTACACGCAACGGCATCAGTCCGGCGCGAGCTAAACTTTCTGTGTTGTTATGTTCACCGTCTACAATCTGATATGGACCATGGTCTTTGATTTCTTGATGCCAACTAGTACTAAGGTGCGGACTGCAATAGCTACACTTGAAGTTACAAGCCTGATTAAAGTTAACTTCTACATAGCGCGGATTGATATTACCTTGCCAACCAGCAGCCTTAATATCTTCTTTGGCATTTTGTGCCCAATACTCACCGCTGCGATATACACGGTCGCTGCGACCGCCGACATCTTCAATGCGCCAGCAATAGCTACAACCAGCCGGTCTTTTACCATCTAGCATTTCACGTCGTTGTTCTTTCTTCTCTAAGGTATTGTGTAATGCACTGGGATTGGCTGCGAGTTCTTCTAATGGAATCTTATGTGTTGGCGGGTGATAGCAACTGTGTGTCATGCCGTTAGTAAGATGCATAGATACCTGCGCCCATTTTGCATAACACATAGTAGGGCTAATAGCATCTAGTTCTTGTTGTGCAGCATCAGCTGCTGCTTCATAATGACTTGTCATAAAATGGTTTCATTTGCTCGTACAGTAAATCGGCAAAGTTGCTATGAAATTCGTCCGTGCCGTGGTCAGCTTTTCTAAAATTCTTTTTATTATTTTGATCCCAATACTTGGGATTATTATAATAGTAGTTCATCGGATTAACAGTTAAGATATGATTTCGATTTGTGTCAATGCCTGTTGACCATTCGTTGTATAGTAAACCCAGTAGTTGATGGCCATTGACATCTGTTACTAGCTTATCGTATGAAGCCTTTGTTAACGGTACAAACGGCATTACGAAAATTTTACAAGCAGGAAATTTTATGCTTAATGCAGATAATGTTGCAGATAGAAAGCATAAATTCGTTAGCATCAAATCCCATTCAGAAATGGACTTTCTAACGGTTGAAGTAATTGAGGGATCTAGAGAAAAATCACTTGTCCAAACTTTATATTGTGGAGAACTATGATACCAATGCAATGCTGTTTTGCTATTTAGAATTTCTCTGAGAAATTCGTCGTTGGAATATCTTACATTATTATAATCAACAGCGTCAATAGTATCCATAGTAACACCGTTAAACCTAGCATCGCCAATTGTCTTACGCCACTGTGATGTTTGTTGTATTAAAATATGATCATCTGGTTCTAATGCTTGTTGCTGAATATCAAAAATAATTCTATTTGAAATTTGTTGGTTAGAATATGCACCTATGCCATTTAAAACGATTTGGTTATAATCTAGCTTTTGACCTGCTAGGGTTGCATAATTTGTTTTTGTATCAACAGATTCCTGACTAAAGCTGCAACCATATACCATCAGACGCTTAAGACTCATCGCAATAGACCCTTTTCTAGAAGGTCTTGAATTTGCTTTTCACGAATCATAACTCCCCATCGTCGAGGATTTACAAATGTCTTTTTAAAGAACTTGCACATTTTAGGATCCGGATCAAACAACATCATTTCGTTAATACCGTTGTTTAGTTCTTGCCCCAGCGCACAAATTGCATCATATAGTTTTTCCTTGCTCCAGGCAACTTTGGTATAACGACAAACAGTATCACCTGCAAACTGAGGTGCTACTTCTTTGTTGAAAAAGTCTTTGAACCATTCGTAATCTGAAATTTGATTAGTGTCCCAGTCTGTTAACACAGTTTTTTGACAGCCTAGTCTAGCACCATAGATTGCCCAAAGGCCGTTCTCAACATCGCTGCCAATGTTACACCATGTTTGTAAACGATTATAGTTCTGCCACCAAATCTTTTGTATAAATTCATCAGCACGAACACGCTTGCCTTGATCAAGGCTCATCTTAACGCCTTCGCGGAATCCTGCACGGAATGCTTGGAATGGGCTAGCTGTTTGATGTACTTCGCTGAATGTATCGTTAAGCTGAATGTAGTTTAGCTTCCAGCAGAACTCCATACCCTCGCCGTCATCTGCAGATTCGTGTGTGTTCATCTGTAGTGCATACTCTTTGGGCCAGCACTTGAGTCCACCGTTGCCGTATACTAAGCCGTTAAGCAAGTTTTTAGCGTTCCAGCTAAAGATACTCTGGCTAATATCATTGCCGTCGTGGTCTGTGTCGGGTACATCAAGTACTTGTTCAAAGAAGTCATCCATAACAATGTTATCACCGTCTACAGTGATAAAGCGTTCAGTTTCACTTTGGCGTGCTGCTTCTTTGTGCGCTGCATCAAAGCCTTTAACACCGTGTACACGTTTAGCCCATGGCACTTTGTTCAGCAAGTCTGCCCAATTTTCTTCCGCATTGGGCTCATCATAAGAGATATAGAAGATGTCTAGTTCAGTAACATCAATTTTAGCCATATGTGTGTCCTGTGATTAAGTACGCACATATTTATCAAACACTTTTGAGGTATAGATGCTACATTGGCTATAGTCATCGGGCAAGCTAAAATTAATTGTTTTCTTTTCAACTAAATTTGGCAATGCTACTGATATTGTAGTGAGCATAAAATGCGGGTTGTTTTTAGCTGTAAGAAAAAACTTTAATATTTTTTTACCGTTGATTGCTATCTGACTTTTGTCAATTTTGGAATATTTTTCAAGTATGTTTTCACTGAGGGTAACAGTAAACTCAGTGGGTGATAATGAACAACTTATATCCGCATTAGTTACATTTTCTGGAATCAAATAAAGAAAATCATTGTCTGCACTAACATGAACTTTTTCAGTAGGTTTGGATTCAATACTGTATAGATTATCTACAAACTGATCTTTCTTAACATAAAAGAGATTAATATTTTTACCTTCTAATATTCTTACCTGTTCCCATGTGAATTCGTGACTATTAGTCCATGATGGTTCTGGGGTAACTTCTTCCTTAGTTACACATAAAATACTTCCAGCATCATCAAAATATACTGTATAAGGTCTAGATTCAACTTGTCTCATCAAGTCTTTAGCTGAACCGCCTGCTGCTTTTTTAGCCTCTAAAAATTTAAGACGCCGCTCTTCTGCTTCAGATACCATAATCTTTTTCCATTTGTTTTATCATGTTAGGTGTAAGCCAATCTTTCTCGACATAGTGAAACGGTAGTTGTTGTGCAAAATTACCGATATGAAAATCGCTGTAGCTTCTATAATAAGTAGGAAGTGTGTTAGTCCAATTTTCATCAATCAAGCTAGTTGGTACATTTTGAATATGACTTTTCATATGAACAAATGTAGGTACAGCATCGATGTTTTCTCGAGTACATTCATGCTCAATGCCAAGTATCTTCATAGCTAGCGCAAATGCCACGTCACCGCTGAGAAAGTCTGGTTTCCCTTTGGGCATATATTTAAAAAAGAATCTTTGCCAATTTTGGAATATGATTTCGTTCATGGCAAAAAGTTCGCTGGCTAGTTCAGATTTTTTAAAATAGAAAAACGCTGTATATACATTTGGTAAATTGTTGAGTGTGAAATATTTTCTATAATAGTCACTATTGACAATTTCACCTTTGTATGTACGAACTTTAGTAGTAGCCCATACGTCACGTTGTGCTAGAATATCCCACCAGTGACTTACGTCTGATGGAAATATCATGTCAGTATCAAGTATTACTGTTTCGTCATACGGAGTCATATACAAGTATTTCCACTTGTTATTAATTTTCCAATCTGCTTGTTCAGCCTCGTCGTTCCATGGAATATCTACAATGTGATCAAAAACTTTTTTGTGCTTACTTGTAATTAATTTCTTTGTGGTAGAGTCAACACATACTGTTAAATTATTAATTGTGCTTTGAGTAAGTTTTAAGTTAAGTGCAAGAGCATATGCCTGCTGAAGATAATCAACAGACTTAGTATTTTGTGCAATAACAATATAACCTCGACTCATTTTTTCTTCTTCTTACTTTTTTCTTCTATCAGTAATTGCCCAAACGCTAAACTGTATTTGGCTTTTTTAGTTACTAGTTCGTATCCGTTGAAACTGATTATTTCTTCTTTAGTTTCTTTTTCTAAAAAACTTTTAAAATCACTTAAACTGTTCCACTTAGTTTTGTATTTCACTTTACACCGCTTGATAATACAATTTTACAAATATGCTCTAAGCGTTCAATGTGTTCCATAGCACGCCAAGGACTAGTATCGATAGCGACAACTCCGTGTCCTTTTATGCCTACAATGTCATATGCAATGTAACCATCTTTGTCAAGCTGTAAGTTTTCGTGACACTTGATTGCTAGTTCTTCGCTGATGGGAGGAACGTCTGGTACATTAGGTGCTACTCGTGTATAACGTCCTAGCTCTGGAAAGTCTTTTACTAGTTCACTTAGTTCAATGCCGGCGTGCATGGCGGCTACACAATATGTAGGGTGCAAGTGCATAACTACTCGTACATCGTCTTTGTGTTGTCCCAATTCTTTTTGTAAACCAAAGTGCAGAGGAATTTCACCGCTTGGTTGCAACTCGCTAGAGATAGAAGTATACGGTAGAATTTTGCAGATTGTTTCGGTGCCGGTATTCATTAGCCCAATCTTCTTAAATTGATCGGGCTGTAGAGTTTGTTTACGCACACCGCTGGGCGTAATATAAAAATGATTACGGTCATGGTGACGAATACTTACATTGCCGTCGCGACTGGTAATCCAGTTGCGCTTATATGCTTCTACTAGTGTATCACAAATTGTTTCTAACATGATCTAACATTTCCTCGCTTATTCTGTTTATTGCCCATTTATTCATAACATGCAAATCTACACCACTCCATTTAGTTAGTATAAAGTCTCCAGGACTGCGAGGCTTTTCTAAATACATGATTAGTGTTTTTTCATCTATAGCTTTATGTATATCATCTGTGTCAAATGTTTTATATAGTGTCGTAGGCAGTTGCGGTATACCTTTGTCAACACACCCGCTGATAACATGTGCAGCAATACTAAAACTGTAATCGTTTCTATACAAATTACCGGGCCATCTATACAAATCTTTATAGTATGCAACATTATTTTTCACATGCTTGACTAAATTAAAAAATGTTTCTGTATATGCAGACTTTCTAAAATATACAACAGTTGCCCAGTACATAGTAATACCAAACGGATTTAGTCTATCTAAAGTATAATCTTTGCGCTCAAACATAATGTCCTGATAACGCCAATTCATCATCAGTTCTTCGTTATGACCCCAGCACTGATTTAATGTATCGCTTAAAATAAGATAATCTACATCTAGCAATATAGTTTCATCATATGGACTTAGTTCATAAGCATCACAGCGATTTATATTATAAAATGGCAATTGTTTAGCTGTGTGGCTTGTATCTTTAAAAACTCTGATGTTTTGAGATTTAAACTGCTTATCTTTTTCAACTACAATTAAGTTGTTAATTGCAGAATTAATTAGATCTTCGCCTAAAGAATTTTTTGCAAATTCATAACTATGAGGGTCTGTAACAACAGTAATATTTTTTATACCTAGGTGCTTTTGTATTAGTAAGCTGTTAATAACCGCAAGTTTAAAATAATCAATCTCGGCGTTATTATGAGCAAACATAATGAAGCCGCGACTATTCTCCTTTTTCATTGAGATCTAAAACCTTGTGTACTTTTCGAGCTTTGCGTAATTTTTCATACTCAGCATAATAGTCGTTTGTAACCTCAAAGTAGCGGCTTAGTATTTCTTCATAAAACGGTTTAACCTCTACTTGCACGGGATTATCATAGACATCTAAAAGAATAGCTGTTTCTTTGTTTGAGTCAAGTAAAAACTTACAAAAGTTAATCAGTGTAGTGTCGATAGTAAAAGTACCACCATTAACACTATAACTTAACAAGCTCTGTGTCTTAGCTCGCAACTGTGCTTGTTGATTGTTGAGAGATGTTCTATAATTTGAAAACTCTAGGGCTTTTTCTAGTCGTGTGCTCATAAATTTATTTAAGATAAAAAAAAGCCAGTATAATTAAATACTGGCTCTTCTTTCTAAGATTTTAGAAAAATTACTTAGAATCAGCAGCTGGTGCAGCTTCAGCAGCAACAGTAGCATCGGCTGGTGCAGCTTCTACTGCGACAGTAGCTTCGGCTGGTGCAGCTTCAGTAGTAGCAGTTTCGGCTGGTGCAGCTTCTACAACTTCTTCCTTCTTACCGCAAGCAGTAAGAGCCAATGAAAGAGCTAAAGCTGAAACGATTGCAAATGACTTCATAAAGTATTCACTCCTATTATTTTTTACAAATCTTCGTTATATTTACAAGAACAAAAAAAAGCCAGTTAAAAAACTGGCTTTTTCTTTTTATTTAATTTCTATTATGAACCGCTAATTGCGCCCATTGAAATTGTTGGAGCAGTAACGGAAATAGTTGATCCGTTTGCATCAGGTAATGCTCTTCTTGAATTTAGAGTTAGTGTGCCGTCGATGCTGTCGGTGTATCCGCTTGTTTCGTCACCGGAACTTGGAACGCCGTCAGGACCAATAGCACCGTCAGCTGCGGCCGCGGCTGCTGCTGTATATGGGTCGCTCCATGTTGCTCTTAGTGTTACTACGGTTGGATTTGTAGTGCTATCAACTTTACCCTCAACTCTAAAGAAGTTTGAAGCATATGCACCAGAACCGTATTTGATATACAACTGTTGATATGCTGTAGTTAATTCATAAAAACCAATACCAGCAATAGTACCTGTTGAACCTGTGCATATAGTATCGTCATGTGTTAAAAACACATCAGCCATAGCACTAAGCAATGTTGCCCAGTTAGAGTTCTGTGTTGTAGCAGAACCGCCTGTTCTACTTGAGCTAAATCCAATTCTGCCGCCGGCGTTAAAGTATCCGCGGCAAGCGCCTTCACTTGCCCAAGTAAATGTTGTTTCTTCTGATAGTGAGCTAGTCCATGCGGTAGTTCTAGTTACTGAGCTAGGTGTTGATGTAGTTCTAGAGGCGGGACTAAATCTGTTGTCCCAACAATCCTTAATGTTTAACATTAAGTTGTTCCAAGTAGTTGCTGAAACGGTATCGCTTGTTGTAACGTCCGAACCAACCCCAGTTCTTAATGCCTGACCTAAAAATGCACATAATGACTGTACTTCGTCCTGTAGTCGCTTAAAACCACCTGTAGCATTATCTGCATAAACTAAGCCGCCTGTGCTTGCGGCAGTTAATGCAGTACCGCCCTGGGTGTAGCCAAAAGTGCTAGACGCAGTATAAGTACCCAATGTAACATCTTGTGCTGTTCCAAGCAGATTATTAACATTGGTTCTAGCATTGTTAAAATCAACTGGTTGGATTGTATCGGTACCAGCTACGACCTGTGTCATATTCGTACCGCCTGTTATTGTGACTGTTGCGCCTGATGGCATAGCTTTCTCCTAAAACCTTATAATTTATTTATAGTATTACTGCTTCCACAGTGCCAGCGCCGTTATCATCTTTATTGCTCAAAGCGATAGCAAAAACATGTTCTGCACCGTCTTTAACTTTAGCGTGACCGTTTAAGCCTGCTACTAGTTTATCGCCCTTCTTAATTTCGCCGTATACTTTAACTGGTACACGACCTTTTAGTGCAACATAAATGCCGCCGTCTAATTCACTATTCATCATGTAAGCAGGTGATGTAGAAATTACACCAATTGGATGATCATTAACATCGCAGGCTGTAATTTCAGCAACGCCACCCACAGATACAACCGTACCTGGATCATATACAGCGTCCGGTAGATATTTTTCTGCCAAGTCAGCATAGCGTGCTGTTGTGGCTGTACCGCTAAATGTAGTAGCATAAATTGTGCCAAATTTATTGCCGCTTTGGCCAATATCACCTGTACCATCACTACCTGTTTT